TTGGAGCGGATCGCTGAACGGTAAGGTTCCAAAGTCCGAGGCTGAATGGATCTTCAATAAATGGGTCCGCTCACGCATTGAAGTAAAGTACGGCCACCTTGAGCACGCCCGAGACTTTGACATCGGAGGATGGAAACGATCGAGAGATGTTATCCCCGCCCACATCGAGCGTGCCACCAGACGAATTACCCAGGCTGAGATTTATGGTAATGACTACGCGATCGCGCAGAACTACATCGAGCAGATTTTAAATTCAGGGGGGGATTACAAAGCCGCTCAAACTTTGTTCGATAGGGTGGTCGGAAGGGAAGACTATAACCGCCAATGGTCGAAGATTCAAAGGAGTGTAAATAGTTGGCAAGTAGCGACGAAGCTCACCCTTCTTTCAATCCTCAACCCAACGCAGCTGAACAACGCCGGACTCATTGCGGGGTGGAAATCGTTGGGTCGTCAATTCGGCAGGCAGTTCACGAGTTACACCGAGATGAGGGAATTCGCTGAGCGAGCCGGGTCCATCTTGGGATCAACATTGAGGATGCACCAAAAGGAAGCCCTCTCCCTTGACGGCATCGGCTCGAAGATGATGAAATTAACGGGGGTGACAGCAGAAGAACGCTGGCTCAGGACTCTTTCGACGAACATCATTGCTGACTCCTTCAAACGGGACGCAAAGAAACTCTCCAATACCCGTCTGTATTCGGAGATGCAGCGCAAACTCGACTATCTGAACCTCTCCAAAGACATTAACCTGGCCGAAGTGAGGGAGAGGGGTAATTTTACGGAAGCGGAATTGCTCGACATCGGTTATGAGGGAGCGCGAAAAACTCAATTCCTCGGGAGGCCCCAGGACTTACCCAAATGGCTCTCAAACCAGGATATTAAAGTCTTCACGCAGTTCAAGAGCTTTGTGACTCAGCAGACGAAGCTGATAAATGACGCGGTTATCAATGAGGCTCGACGCGGTAATCTTAAACCTCTGATATACTTAGCAACGATGTTCCCGCTGGCCGGCGAAGCAGCTCTCGACCTAAAGAGTCTCATCCAGGGCAGAGATCGACCCGACAACCTCTTTTGGAGGTACGCCGAGGATATGACGGCTGTTGGCGCTTTCGGGATCATTTCAGATATGATGATCCAAGCCGCCCGCGATCCTCAAGGCTTGTTGAGATGGGCAGCAGGTCCGACCGTGAGTGACGTATCAGAATTAGGTTACGGACTTGGGCAGGCGGGGCAGGGAAAATATAAGCCGCTCGCTCGATTCGGTGCGAGGCAGATACCCTTCCCGGTGATTCAGCAGGCAGCGGTCGATGCACTGAGAACTGAGCCGAAGAAGAGGCGAGGAATTACTTTCTGAAATATGATCTGATCCGTCGTATGAATTCGGGGATGCGGGTCAACCAAATAATGGCCACAAAGCCGACAAAAAATATGATGGGTAGTAAAGGTATTTGCCACCATCGGATAGGATCATCAATTAGCGACCCGAAGAGTAGATGTCCCACCCACTGAAGATACACAGGCATTACATCGAGATACAGGATGGCGCCGCCGTACCAAATAACTCCAAACATAATCAATGAAACAATGACTGACAGGAGTGGCTTGGAAGAGATGAAGCCAAATACGCGACGATCAAAAGCGGCCAGTCGTCCAATCATAGTTTTCCAGGTAATAGATGAACCGCGGCCTTTCAAAGTCTCAAAATAAAAAGGAGAGTGAAGTTATGAACGCCATAGCCCAGGGACCGGAATCCCAGAATCCCACCAGCTACAGAGACGAACACGGCAGAACAGTGTACGATCTAACCGAGATATGCCTACAAGGGGAACGAATGATTTTTGGAACATTTATGGATGGAACGTTATCGTGCCGAACCGAGCAAAAGCCGCCTGCATATTTGTACGTGCGAATTCCGAAGAGGATTTCCACTTTTCTGCGGCAGTTTGTGGTGGAACATTCATAACCTTCTCGTACATCTCCGCCACCATACCGCAAAGGACCGTATGTTCGACGTAGAGATAAAAAAGGGCATTAAGTGTAGCTTCCGCATTGAACGCCGGATCAATGGTAATTTTGATCCTTGGAAATGGCGGGTGGGCCATAATTCCTCCTGAAAGAATGTGAATCATGCGAGTGCATTCAGAGGCCAGAATTAAATGATCCCCGCTCCCAATGTCAAGCGTCAAAAATGTCGGGCATATCTAAATCCAGTAGAATATTGAATTTACAATGCGGCGCCCTCCTTCCTCACAAGGCGCGAAAGGGAATTGCCCCGACCAAATCCCCGCGAAACGGGCGCCGCTATTATTTTAGGTGAAATCCTGAACCAAGCCATTGCCCTCTGGGCCGAGAAACCAGAAGTTGAAAGCGACAAGTTGCATCCCACCTTGAAAGAGGCGATTACCCTACTCTCTCTTCTCTGGGCCGGAACATTCCCGGAGGATAAAGACGGGATGGTTATTACATCAGGCCACGAAGGGCACTCGACCGATCCCAAGCCCCCGAGAGTCCACGTCGTCCGGTCCAGGCACTACCTTGAAAACGGGGCGGGGGAGGGCCACGCGATCGACATTCGCCTGAACGATGTATCCCAACAGAAGGCCGCAGTATTCCTCTCCATCGTCTGGATGAGTCTCGTAATGAATTTCGGCGACATCTGGCAAATCTACCCCGAATCCATATTGACACCTAATGCGCATCTTCATGTAGGACTACGCCAATGAACACTAAATCCTGGACCATCGCCGGTGTTATCGTCATCATCCTCGCCTTCTCCCATTACATGAGTTACCGTTATGGCCGGGAGTCCATGAGGGCAGAGATCTTGAGCCAACCCATCGTAAGCGACACCACGCACGGTCCCCTGATCCCCTGGAAGCCTCCGGTGCATGGCGAAGCAGACGCCAACTGGCCTGATAATGGCCCGGTGGCAACCCAATCAGAACCTGAAATAACTCGGCATCCCGGAACAATCCCGGGGCTTTTAGGAGTGATTGATTCTCTTAAAACCTTGGTAGGAATGAAGAATCTTTCTCTTTCTTCGGCCCTCAGAGTAATGAGAGCGACCATTAGAGAGTACGGCAACAAGGTGGACGTTACGGCTGATCCAGCAACAAGACGCTTCACGTGGGACTGGATACCGGCACAAGCCGAATCCTCCGCCTTGACGACAATCACAAATACCAGATTCATCCCTGCTCCTGAAAAAGACTTCTGGATTGTGGGCCATCTCGCTTTGAACGGAGGAGGGGGGACCGTCGGGTTTAAGAGTATCGGTATCGGACGGTTGATGACCGCCGGCACCAAACCTATTACTTTCTTGAGCGCGAAGATAGAATTTTAAGTGCCACGCCGAGTGAATCACGTTCACGCCGCATAAGAGCGACCGAGAAGATTGTAATGCCGAACTCTTGGGCGAGTGTCCAGTTATTCGTCCGCACATCCGCTAACGCCAGTGTTAATCGCCTCACACCTCCTGGGCCATGTTCTTTACCAACGGCTTCAACCGTCCGCGCCAACACCGTAAGGATCATGTCAACACCTTCGGCCTGACGGCCCGCTCATCCTGGCTGGTGCGCACCTTCTTGTACCGGGTGCGCTTCTCCTCACTGGAGGACTCGATTGATTTCAGGTAGAACTCAACAGCCTCCTCGACCTCGCCCCGAAAAAAATAATGCTGTTCAAAAAATGCGTCTTTGAGTTGCGCCGCTCGTGAGATGGACACCCCAAGCGTCAAGGCAATTTCTCGCAGCACCGCGCCCTTCTCCAAGGCATCGTAGAAAGCCATAAAAGCGTCGAAGCCCCGCGTTTTCAGGAAATTATGTGTACTGATGAATGACATGGCCCCACTCTCCACAAAAATATATTTTCTGGTTTTTTATCTTACGGGGAATATTGAACTTAGAACGTGACCGAAATCACAATACAGGGCAATTATGGCGACCCCCCCCTTGACATTCACTTGAATATTCTATACACTCAGATTGTCGGGCGGGGTTGCACGACTTCTTACTGTGTCTCATAATATATATCCTGTAACATGACACCGTAAGATTGAAGCACCCCAAGATTGATGTTTCAACCCCGTTCGATGCGCTAAATCGGACGGGGTTTTTTATTGCCCTGGAAGTTTGCAGAGCGTTAGGGTGAAAAAATGAAATTCGCGTCTTGGGTAGGATTCATCGCATGTCCCCTTTCCATTCCTACCAATTTCCACACCCAGATGCAAGGCCATAATGTTCCGCCTCTGCGTCTTGAGATCGTCCCGTGAAAACGTCCGTGAAAATTCCAATAGACCGCACCGTCTTCACCCTCGGCGACATCTACCAAAATGCCCTCGACCATTACGAAGAAATCTGCCCGAGGCTCAAGGCGCTCCCTACTGTTGCGCCGATTATCGGCCTTTCGGAAAAGAAGCTCTACCGGGCCACGAAAAATGAGGCGGGTTTAAGCGCCGACGAGGAGGGAAGGCTGTTCGTGACGACGGTATTTCCAGAAGGGTACGATTTGAAGAAGAAACTGCTGTTCCCCCAAATGGAGGGGAAATAATTAACTCGCGTTCCACAAATAACTACCAAACAACATAAGGAGTAACACCATGTCAATCCTCAAAACACTCGGCGCCGGTCAGGGATACTTGAAGGCAGGATTCCTCGGCTGGCAGAAGTCCGGCAAGAGCTACACCGCGTCGCTCTTGGCGATTGGACTGAAGAAGTATTTCAACATCGCCTCGCCGATCGCCTATTACGACACCGAAGGCGGATCGGAGTACGTCTCGCCTCTCATCAAGAAAGAAACGGGTCAAGACCTGGTAGGCATCAAAAGCCGGGCCTTCTCGGACCTCCTCGCCACCGCACATGAATGCGTCAAGGAGGGCATCGGCATCCTCATCGTCGATTCGATTACCCATCCCTGGGACGAACTGATGGACTCATGGCTCAAGCGCGTCAACGAGATGCGCAAGGGCAAAAACCTTCCCCCGCGCAAGCGCCTCGAACTCGAAGACTGGGGCCAGATCAAGAAGGAGTGGAAGCCCTGGACGGACTTCTACCTGAATTCACCACTGCACATCATCATCTGCGGCAGGGCCGGAGACATCTGGGAGCGTGAGGAGAACGAGGAAACCGGCAAGAAGGAGCTGGTAAAAACGGGCGTCAAGATGAGGGTCGAGGGTCAATTCGGCTATGAACCCTCCCTTCTGGTGCTGATGGAACAGGAGCAGATACCCGCCGAAAACGGAAAGCGTATCCAGGTCGTCCGCCGTGCAACGGTCCTCGGTGACCGCTTCGGCGCCTCCTCCGGGTTGGACGGAAAATCCTGCGACAATCCCGGATTCGATTTCTTCGTGCCCCACATCAAACTCCTCAAGCCGGACGCCCACACCACCATTAACACCGAAACCACCACCGCCCTCAACGTGGACGACGATGGAGACACCGATTGGGCGAGGGAGAAACGTTCCCGCGCCATCTTCTCCGAGGAGATTCAAGGATTGCTCGTCGCCCATTTCCCCGGCCAGGATGCGGTCTCGAAGCAAACGAAATCGGACCTGATCTACAAGCATCTCAAGACCCGCTCCTGGACGCAGGTGGAAAGTACAAAGGCGGACATCCTGAAGGCGGCCCTGAACTCGATGAGGGCTGAACTTGAGCCCGCTGCGACGGAGAACACCACCGCGCCGGAAGGGAACCAGAGTGCTCTCTTCAGCGAGACAGGTGCGCCGACGAATGATAGACCCCTCATCATTGAGATTCTCGCCAAGATCAGAAAGGCGAAGAGTGCAAAAGCCCTCGGCTATCTTCAGAAGGAAGCCGAAGCGTTCGCCGCACAGGGGATCATCGTCAACGGCGGGATGGAGCAGATCACGAACGCCATCAGTGACCGGTTGGCCTCGATCTCGGCAATCACCAAGAAGGAACCGGCCACAGTATAACTCATTCTTCTCCTATTTCTCGTCCGGGAAATCTCGGGAGAGTCGGATTGCACCCGCCCGGCACCCGAGAGAGTACCGGACGAGTAATGGGGGAGGGTATTTGAATCAGATAAAAGGAGAACACCGATGGCAAAAGACAAATTCTTAGCAGAGATCATCAAGCGCGACAACGAGGTTCTCACCCATCAGAAAACGGTAGAGAGTATCAAGGCGGAACTCAAGGACGCGAAGGATGAGCTGGACGCCGCCATTCTCTCACTCCAAGAGGCGATCAACGAAGCTCGGACCGGTCAGGAGAAATTGGACCTCTAAAAATCAATAAAAGGAGAACCAAACCATGTCAACCGACGAATCACTCACAAAAGATGCCCAGGACTCCCGCAACCATCTCCAACTTGTCTATGACGGTTGGAACGAATGTGATGGTGGCTGCGGCGATATCTACCATCCCGATGCGAAACTAATCCAGATAGGCGGGTACAATTTCTGCGCCGCCTGCATCGAGGAAGCCGGATTGATTGAAGATCCGGATCTCGTCAGCCTGAACGCTCCCCTGAAATCAAATCCGCGGATATACCCTTGATCGCCGACACCTACGAATGTGACTCCTGCCTGGGTGAGTCAGCCCCCCGGGGGGAAACGGACGGCGGCCCATACGAAACCCCCTCCGGCGACTACATCTGCATGAGTTGTAGGAACGACCAAATCGCCAGGGCGGAATCAATAATCCACTCAGGCGACCAAGAAACGGAGGCTCCCCATGCTTAACACCGTCAATGGCAAAGAACTCTCAGACGTATTCTGCTCAGGCGATGGACGGCTCTACTCCTACAAGGGGGAATTCTTGCTACACCAAGAGATCGTCAAGCGCTCCCCATCAAAAGTCCCGGCTCATCTCTGGATCGAGCTGGACACTACGCCGGCCGATACCCTTGAAGCCCGTCTCGACCGATTCATCCGCCGAGTAAAGGCGTGGAGACCGTAGTGGATTCCTTCATCACAGAACGCCTCAAAGCCTTGAACGCTCTTTTCCCCGGGGTAAAGCAGCTCGGGATCATGCGGGACACACACGGTATCTACGCCCTCGTCATCCAATCCCCAACGGGAAGGCAGTACTATTTCGCGGCGAAAAATTCGATGAAGGGCGGGGTGATCTCGGTCCATAAATCCCTCTTGACCGATGCCATGAGATTCCGCAAACCCATAATCCTCGGTATCAGGGAAGATTTCTACCGTTTCAACCCCTACATCATCAAAAGAAAAGCTGCCTTTGAGAACGTCTACCACGGGGCGCAGATGGTAAATTTCCCCATCACGCTCGGTGTGGACCTCCTCAAAGCCGAAAAACAGGCAAACCGCGCACCGGAACCGACACTCTTTGAGTTACCGAAGCCCAAACGCACCTTCACCGACGATGGGAAAGAGATCATCAGGGCATTGCAGGAAATATTCGGAGCAGAGGAAATAGATGATGCCTAAACTGGATATCCACGCTCTTGACGAAGTAATCCGCAAAGAACTCTCCTATTGGCTCAAAGATCGCTCAAACAATTCAGAGCATAAATTATCGGTCCACCCGGACGATCTCTTGATACTGCGGGTCCGGTTCACCAATCTCATTAAGAACATCATTGAAAGGCCATGACCCCAACCCCTAAAACAACCATCGCCGACGCCGCAGAAGCGATACGCCGCATCACCGGCAACCCGAGTTGTAAACGCTCAGGCTGTCATGGAAGGGGATACGTCTCAATCACACTCGACCAGGACGGCTCGGCAAAGGTCAACCTCTGCGAATGTGGGAGGATCGGTAGATCAGATTACAACGTCCTGCAGGAGCGTCTCGACGCAATAGAGCGCAACTTTGAAGAGATGAGTACGATGGTTTTCCGTCACACCTTATTCGGAGGGTTGAAAGTAGTGTGGCGAAAATTTATGAAGGGGCCGGGACTAAAACGACCAACTGCTTAACAGAACTCCGCGCAATCTTCAATCGTTATCCGCGCTCTGAGTTTCACCGTGCGGTTAAGATGCTCATGCGCGAACGTCTGGAGAAGGGCGACCGAGAGAGAAGAAAACCCATCTCGTGTAGAGATAAATGGAAGATATTTTACAAGCAGTTTGGGAAGTGTCCCCGGTGCGGAGATGAAAAAAACTTCGCCGAAATGACGGTAGATCATATTGAGCCGATTGTGAAGGGCGGGTTACACGCGGCGGGGAATTTCCGACTTGTTTGTGCGACTTGTAACTCAGAAAAAGGCGATAAGGATTTACTGCAAGATTCCAAGCGCACGGGGAATACGGTATTGTCACAACTGAAATGATCCGGTATAACTCACGCATGGAGGGGATAGGCTTTGGTCTCTGTATGCTGCTCTTACTCGGCGCACAGGTGGCAAGGGGACAGGATAGTATCGCCGTTGAGCCGCCACCCGATTATAGGGTGAGGGTGGTTTATAAATGGGATAATATGATAATCAAGCAGGCGACCCCCTTCATCTTCAAACACGGAATGATGTGGGAAGATTTTTTCTCGCGTTGGGACGATTGGGTAGACTCATGCCGCTTGGACTCATCCGCCATTCCGCTTTGCCCGTCTTGCGGTGATACGGCATCATGGCCGGGGAACTCTCTCGCCGTTGGGAATGACGATCTGTATTCCGGCAGTGTGGCATGGATACCGGGCGCCAAGGTATATGTCTGCGATAATTGCGGCGACATATTTACGAGAGTTCGGGGACAGAAATATCCTCGACCGGCCACACTCAAGGGCTTCATGGATTTTCTCAGGTGGAGTGCCAAATGACAGACAAACTACCGGAGAGGGTGCGGAGAGAGGTTGAGCGGATTCGTTCGATGCAGAACGAGCACGGGGACGTTCTTGCCCGACAATATCTTGCCGACGAGATAGTCAAACTCCGCGCCTCCTGCCTCGCCTCGGAGAATAATGGGGGGTGGAGGAAGGAAGTGATTGGCGACCTGGGAAGTGCTCAGACATTATGCTGTATTTATTTTGATATAGCCGCCGCGATCATCGGGGAAGATGAAGTGCGAAGGCGGAGGGACATCCTTATTGAATCTCTCACAGAACACAGGGAGGAAAAGCTAAAATGACCACCACAGAACGGCGGGGGGAGAAGGAGGAATAGCATGGAGATCACAAAGATGTGGCTTGAGGCAAGAGACGCTTGCTCAGAGGGCGTTGAGTGGTTTTTAGAGCGGAAGGAAACCGATCCGAGGAAGTTGACTCTCCTTCTCCTGGAAAACGATCATTTCGATTGGGCAAATTGGCTGATCGTCCGGTTGCTCACAAAAGATAATAACGTCTGGTACGCGATCCACGCGGCAGAGGCGGTGTTGAATATCTACGAGAAGAAATATCCAGAAGATAATAGGCCCCGTAAGGCGATTCAGGCGGTGAAGGCATACCTGAAAGCGCGAGGCGTCAAAAGAAAGGCCGCCGCACGGGCCGCACAGGCCGCCGCACGGGCCGCACAGGCCGCCGCAGGGACCGCCGCATGGGCCGCATGGGCCGCACAGGCCGCCGCAGGGGCCGCCGCACAGGCCGCCGCACGGGCCGCACAGGACGCACAGGCCGCCGCATGGGCCGCACAGGCCGCCGCAGGGGCCGCTATAAAACAGAAAATAATTCGGTACGGCTTGAAATTGTACGCTACACAGATGAAAAACAAGAAGGAGGGCGGGTAGGATGACGACCGTAATCATAATGTATTTAGACGGAGCATGGTGTAAATAATGAATCCAATCGAGGAAAAGGCTGAAAAGTACGCAGAGGGTGCATGGCCCGCCCAGGTCAATGCCTATGAGCGTGGCGGACGTGTGGGTGCAAGAAATGGTTATCTCGCCGGACACGCCGCCGCCCTCTCCGAGCACGAGGGGGAGATGGAGAAAGCGTTTGAAGCGGGGTGGAATGCTCGCAATAACCGGGATTATGGTGGGCCTCGCTACAATACTACAGAGCCGGATATTCAACGTGGTGTGGATTTCGCCGCCTACCTCTCCCAGACCAGGAAGGAGAAAGGAATAAATTGATCTACACAATGAGTCAAGCGTCTGAAAAGTATCCCAGTGTGACGCTTTATGGCGATGTCTATATCGGGGCGAGAGCTGTCATCGGGGCGGGAGCCGACATCGAGATATGATAGGATCGTTGGACATGGGAGAGAGAAGTGAGATGAAGGGATGACTCCCAACCAGAAAACATTCCTCATCTTGTGGAGCACCCTGGTAGCCCTGATCGGTGCGGGGATCTCCATTATGGGTGTTTTCACGACCGGCGTAGACTTCTGGACTGGAATAGGCTTAGTGTTCGCCGGCCTCAGCGTAATTTGGTACACGATGTACGCTGTGCGAATGGCAAAAGGTGAATAGATGCCCAATGGCGAAATGCTTCAGTGCGATCAATGTGGTAAAGCCTTCAAGCGTAAAACGGGCAATCAGAGGTATTGTACGACCTGCTCCAACATCATCATCAAAACGATTAGATCCCGAGAGCGCTCCCGGAAAAGGAATTTCAAGCCCGACAATGGGAAACCAGGATTCGCATGGATCGAAGATCACATTAAAACAATCAGTAATTGGGAGCCCTCCCCAGTGGATCACCTTTGAGATCAGAATATAAACTCCGCAAAGTAAGGGGGTATGACCTGCCGAGGCATTGGAGCGGACTCGCCGCAGATTCCATGCCGACCGTGACAAAGCCATTCAAACAGAAGCCGAAGGCCGTTCGATGTGATTATTGCAAGCATCCCGGCGGCCATTACCGCAACTGCGCCACTCTCTTTCTTAGAACATTCGGGAAATTTTAATGTCGAAGCTCAACCCTACTCAAACACGACGGGCACTTACCCAAGCCGTCGAGGAATACGGGAATCGTTGCCACATCTGCAATAGAACGGATCGGCCCCTCGAAGTCGATCACCTAAACGGCGATCCCGAGTACAATCCCTCCGACGGTTCAAACTGGGCGCCGGCCTGTGGCCGGTGCAACAAGGCGAAGGGTCCACGTCGCGGACCGGGAAAACGCTCGAAAAAGGCAGCGTCATCCATTCTCCCGGGTGGGGATAAAAATTTGGTATCTCCTAATACCTTGAGAGAGAGTGAGAGAGAGGGAGAGAGAGAGGGAGTGAGGATGATGTCGGGGGAAATGGTGAAAAACATGGAGTGTGAGCCTAAGTTCAGGAAGTATGTATATAAGATCGTGAGAGAGTTTGGGATGGTGGTGTACAGAGAGCTGAAGGTTGCAGGAGCCGAGTATGCGGGGGTTTCAGCCCAGACCGCGGACCGGTACTTGGAGAAAATGTGCTCTTTCGCGGGTTCGATGGAGATATTCCGTAACCAAGATGGTGAAAAATGTGTCCGCTTGAGGGCCCAGGCCACTCCTCCCGAACCCCAAGTCGTACCCCATCCTGAGAGGAAAATCCCAACAAACGGGGAGAAACACCGACTCTCAGAAGCTGCGAAGAAAGAACTATGAATCGCTCTCGGGCGAGGATTTACACCCGTATCAGGAAGGCGTACTGGAACCTGACCAGGGACGGTGAAATGTCTCAAGGTGAAGCGGTTGATCGAATCGCCGCAGACCCGGAGATTAACATCTTGGGGTATAAGCCCTCCTATATTTTGGATGTTGTCGCCCGCGTTGATCCGGTACGCAAAGATCGGCGTAAAAAGATTTTGGGAAATTCCCGTTGACACGATAGGGCAAAAGTATGTAAATTTCATCCCAGTGAAGCATGGTGTTATTCCTCCTACGGGTGTAGTGGGCCGCGAGTCCCACTGCACCCTTTTTTTATCGTGTAAATCGTGATGAAAAAACCGAGGCGATATAACACGCGCGTTCATGGCCTCACTCCTCTCGAAAAAATGTTTTGCCTTGAATATCTGGTGGATTTGAACCAGACTCAGGCCGCGATCCGCGCAGGCTGTGGCGGCACGGTCGATTCTGCCGCCCAATGGGCCTCACGGACCATCAAGAAAGTCAAGGTCTCTGAATTCATCGAAGCCCGCAAGCGAGAACGTGAAACAAAACTCGACCTCAAGGCCGAGCGCATGTTGAAGAAACTCAACACATTAACCGAGGCAAAGCTGACCGACTTTTTTACGATCGACAAAAAGGGCGGCCTGCATTTCAAAGACCCTTCACTGATCGACCCCGAATTTTTAATCGCGCTCACCTTTTCAGTGGAGAACCCGGGCAAAAAGGAAAGAGTGTCGGTCTCCCTCTCCGATAAAATCCGCACGCTGGCCTTCGACAAACTCGCCCATTATCACAAGATCGTCGGCGCCGACGTGAGTGTTTCATTCAACGGCGAAGACCTCGACAGGATGGTTGTGCTGCGGGCGTCAAAGTTCGACACCTCAGGCTCCGATGTCGCTCCTCATTAGCCTCATACTGGTCCTCATGGTCGAAATCGGACCGCAAGCAGGCGGACAGCAAATCTGTTCAGACCGCCCTGAGGATGAAGTCCTTTTTGGTGGCAAGGCCGGGCCCGGTAAATCTTGGTGGCTGGTCTATGACGCCCTGGGCACACAATACCGCTTCACCTCGCTCGGGCGTAACGCCATCGAAGTTCCCGACTACCGTGCCGTGATCTTCCGTCGCCAGTCCAACCATCTCCAAAAACTTATCGACGAAGCGTACAAGATGTACTGTTCTTCAACCTTCAAAGCCGAGTACGTCGCGCAGCGCAAAGGCGATCCCGGCCCGTCCTTTATCTTCCCAACCTACACCCGTAAAGGCGATACAATCTCCACTACCCGGTCCGGCGCAGTAATATTCTTCTGCCACATGGACCAGGAGAAGGACAAGTTCAACCATGACGGCGCGGAGTATCAGTTCGTCGGCTTTGATGAGCTCCAGCAGTTCACCTTCGGCCAGTATATATACCTCTTCACCCGCGCACGCTCGAAAGTCCTGGGCTTGAATCCTCGCATCCGCTCAACGGCGATGCCGATGGGTACGGGTTTGGTCTGGGTCCGCAAGCGGTTCATCCAGAATTCAGAACCGTATCGCCGGTATTCCTTTCTCGCTGATCCTGACGACCCCGAGCGCAATCCGAGAGGCTTGGAGGTTCCCTACAAGACCAAGTATTCCCAAACAAGGATATTCATTCCCGGCAATCTTGAGGATAATAAATTCGTCCTCAAAGACGATTATCGCAGCAAGATCAAACAACAGGGGGAGACGGTCGAAAAAGCTCTCCTGGAAGGTGACTGGTACGCCTTCGGCGGTGATTTCTTCAAGATGTTCGATCCTGCAAAATCGAAAGTGAAACCCTTCCCGATCCCGGAGGAGTGGCCCCTGATCGGCGGCCTCGATCCGGGCTGGTCATCGCCCTGCGCCTTCACGCTTCGCACCGTCGATTTCGAGGGGAACCATTACAAACTCTTCACCTACTACGAGCGTGAAAAAAGTTCCCGAGACCACGCCAAATCCATCAAAGAACGTCTCAAGAATTTCGAGTGGACCACTGGGCGAATGCCGAACGTCATTGTATCGGGTACGGACGCATGGGCGCGTAAAGACCGCTTCGCCGTCGAATCAAGTGAAGAAACATTCCGCGATCAGTTCGAGAAGGAGGGACTCTCCCTTGAAAAAGCCGTGACCGACAGGGTAAACGGCTGGTGGGCGATGAAGAACCTTATGGAGTCCGGGCGCTATTTCTACTTCGACACCTTCAACGAACCCTTCCTCGATGAAATCGCGGCCAGTGTCGCAGACGAAAAGAACCCGGAAGACATCTTAGGCAAGGGCAAGAATCCCGACGTGGTTGCGCACGCCCTCGACGCTGACCGTTATAGCATCATGGCCGCCCGCGGGTATTCCAAACCGCCCGAAGAACCGAAGACATGGATGGACCGCTTGAAGAAAAAGCAGAACCCGGAAGTCCCGGAGTTCAAGGTGGGAAGGGGATAGGCGTATCGCATGATGACCACCCTCTACCAAATCCGCTCAACAGGTGAAGTAGTCCAAGCCATCGAATCCTTTGAACACGAAGGAGTCAGGGGGCACCTGGTGGAGCACTATAACGGGGTGAAGAAAAGAGAGTTTTTACCTTGTGATGCCGTCTGGTTTGTCGCCATCAAAAACGTACAGTGTAAACCGTTGCAGATATGACCGACCCCCAACTCCATACCGATTCCAGGGTGGCGCAACTCTCATCGGCCTGGACCGCTCTTCAAAACCGCTGGTCCGATTTCCGCGACGCTCAGGTGAAATCCTACAATTACGCCATCGGCGATATGCTCGACCCTGATGTACGCAAAGAACTCAAGGCCGAAGGCCGTCCTATCTTCGAATTCCAACTCCCGAATCAGACTATCCTCTACTTGGCTGGTAAACTCAAAAAGGACACCACAAGGATCAAGGCCGTCCCCGTGCGAAGTGAAGACGTGGACGATTCGGAGTTTATCACCTCACTGGTGAACGATTGGGCGATGGGCAACTGTGACGGCTATAACGAAATGGCCGGAGCCGGTATTGACGCTGCCATTGGCAAGGTAGGATATGTCTCGAATTATTGGGACATCCGCAGAGATCCCGAGGGGAAATGGTACACAGGGCGCATTGATCCCTTCCTGGTGATGTTCGACCCTGACTGTAAAAAGCTCAATCAGGATGATTGCCGTTTCGTGTCCTATTCTCCGATGATGAGCGCCGACGAGATCATTCAGGTCTATAAACGCTATCTCACCCCCGAACTCATCTCAGAGATCAGGCAAGAAGCCTCACTCTACGAGAACGCCACCGTTTCAGTCTTCCAGAAAGCCCGTGCGTGGTTTGACCGCATCGGAACCCCGGTAGGAACACCCTTCAACGTCGAAAGGGAAGCCCGTCGTAAGAGTGGACTTCTAACCCCCTTCGTCGATGCGAAAGAGGGCCTTTACCGCGTCATCGAATGGCATGACCGCCGCACCGTCACGAAAAAGTACGTCTACTCACCAGTGACCCGCGACGTTATTGAAATCCCCGAAGAGAAACACTTGGACGAAGCGTACATCGTCAGTGAGATGAAGAAAATCCCCGGTGCGGTTGTGCAGGACGACTCCACCGAATTGCAGTATATCACGGTAGCCTGCCCGGCTCTCATCAAGGACAAGTTCGTTTTAGAGCAGCCCTACATGGTCCAAGGCCACGGCTACTCGATCAAATGGGTGTTGTGTTACAACTTCCACCCCGACGTGTTGAAAACGCAGTCCGTCCTCGATTCGCTCATTGCCCCGGTCGATATGTATAACCAGCGGATGATGAGTAGTGTTCAACTGGTCGGCGACACCCTGAATCCCCCCATCGACGCGCCGAAAGGTTCGATCGACCCGGATGATATGCCGTCATGGAGATCCCGCGCCCGCGGCGTCATCCGGTTCTGGAATATCAGAGGTGGGTTCAAACCCGAACCCCGCAAGCCCGATATGAGTGTCTTCAACATCCTTCAGGTCCTGGCCGAAGAGGGGAAGAACTTGGGTGATTATATATCGGCAATCAGCCCCAACGCCCGGGGCTATCAGGAATCATCGAAAGAATCCGGCGTATTATTTGAATCCCGCAGGGCCGCTTCGGAGGTGATGACGGCCCACTTCTTCGACAACATGCAGGAGTTCATGTGTAATGTGTTCGATTACACCTTCGCCTCGATCCAAAAGTTTATGACGTTCGAGCGAACACTCAGGCTCTTTAATGACGAAGGCGATCCGTACTGGTTGGCGGTGAATCGAGAGACCCTTGAAGGTGTGATGAACGACCTTACCAAAGGCGAGTATGATTTCAAGCCGGACATTGCCGCGATTGGTGAAACCGCCCGCAAGGAGGCCGTTGCAACTTTGGCCGGTGTATCGGCGCTCTTTAGCGCTGATCCGGTTATGGGCATGGCCGTTGGAGCTGCGATCCTCCGCAACATGGACGTACCGGAAGCGAAGAAATTGGCCGCGTTCGCAGAGCAGCGCATTGGCGTGGCGGTCAATGCCGAGCAGATGCAGGCGCAACAGCAGGCAGTCTCAGACCAACTCGGAGCAGCCAGGCAGGTGAAGCAACTCTCCGAACCAGCGAAAAAGAACGGAGCCTCGAATGGGAAAAGCTGAACAGGGCCCGGTGACGTCGAAAGATAAGACACCCACGCCGACCACCCACATCAACTCCGACAGCGTGGAGGGGATCAAGGGACTCTCGCTTGGCGACAAGGTAAAATATATCATCACCGGGAAAGTGGTCGGCGTGAGCGAAGACCAATACACAAAGGGTCGCTACAACTGCGAATTGCAGATCGCCTCCGGCTCCATCAAGAAAATATCCGACGCCCCAAAGGATATGCCCGACGAGGAACTTGACGGGAAACTCAAGGAGATGAAGGATGAGGATTGAACTTCCAAGCCCTCAAGAGACTACTTCCTCCGGGCACGGCTGAAAGAGAGATTCGCCGGCAAGGTGATATTCACCTTCCGGCCCTTTTTCATTTTTTACAGAACGCTTTTTTAAGGAAAACCAGATGCCGGATGAATTAAAGGACCTCAAGACCGAAGACCTCGACAAGAGGATCACCGATATACCGGATAGTGATGCGATCTCTTCCCCTGGCCCTGCTGATAGCACGGGTACTCCTGCCTCTACCGGGGCGGACCCGAATGTGCAGAAGGGAACCCGGGGAGCGGCCCCGATCGGGGAACCCGCTGGAAAGAAGGACGACGCGGCCACAACCGGTATTGAAGGCGATCAAGCGTTACTCTTGGCCGGGAAATACAAAACCCCGGACGACCTCGCCAAAGGGGTAGCGGAGATCACCAAACGGCTGAACCTGCCCGAATTTCTCTTAACAGAGAAGATCGAAGCGGCAAAAGCCTCCGGTGATTGGAAGGGCGTCGAAGAAGTCTACAAGAAGCTCGACGCCGAACTCACGCGCAAGGCCGAAGCCGATAAGGCGAAGCTCACTCCCGCAGCCGTGAAACCCACAGGCGACGTAACCACCCTCAGCGCGGAGGAAATCCAGCGGATCAAGAACGAGACCAAGGAGCGGTTCAACATGGAACTCTCCGAGCATCCCGTGATCCGCGACCTGGCAGACGCCGGGGTGGAATTCCCGATCACCAAAGACACCCTCACCGACCTCAAGCAGGCGAATTACGGGCTCTACATGGCCTTGAAGAGCGCCATTTCCGAAGTCCAGACCAAACTCGAAAAGGAAGCCACCGGTTACGCCGAAGCCTTGGCGGGTGTGTACGCCGCTACCGATGAGGCCAAGACCGAAGGGACGGCCTACCTCACGAAGATCAACTCTGAAATGGGATTGGGCTACACCGAGGACGAGATGAAGGCTGTCGTGGACGCTGCCTTGCAAGATAAGGCGGTCAGTGAGCAGAAATTCGGGATCGACTATCCAATCAAAGAGGCGGTCCGTCGTCATTTCTGGTTGAATCGTCACGAAGAGGTGATGAATCGCGCAACCGAAAGCGCGAGGGCCAAAGGCCGCACCGAGCACACCGAAGATCTGAAGAAGATGCGTGATAAGACGACCGATACGGTCTCCCAAGCCGCATTACCGGGGTCCAAGAACCGCTCAGGCGTGACCGGCAAAATCGACTTCACCAACCCCGAGAACGTCCGAGGAGCTGGTGACGATGCACTCGATCAACGACTCAAGGAACTCGCTTCCGAATAGGAAGCCTAAAAAACGATTAAGGAGATTTTTCAGCTATGTCAGCAACAATCTTAAATCTTTCCAGCAACGCGGAACTCAGGACTCTGCTCGCCGAGAAAATGCGGCGTCAGCAGTTCAAGGGTTCCAGGTTTGCCCGCTGGATCGCGCCAAACTACCTCGCCGCCGGCGGTCAGAACACCGCCGAGGAAGTGGTATCGACAGGACCGATGGGCCCGAAATGGACCAGCGCTCCAATCGAAGCCGTCGATGCCTTCATTCAGCAGGGCCGAACGGACATGGTCATCCCGGTCCGCTCGATCCTCACCGGGTTGCCGAAATTCGGCGACTCCCAACTCCGGGGCTCGGAGGAACCGATGGCCTTCACCTTCAGGGCCGTCAAGATCAACCGATGGAGGAAGGCTGTCGCCCCTCCGGTCGGCATGAACCGTCAGAAGATCAAACAGTGGGCGAAGCAGGACGTGATGAGCGCCTCTAATTCGCTCATGGACTGGTACAGGAATTTCCTGCCGTCGAATATCCTCTCGGCAATCTTGGGCGGCTATTCGCGTGAAGTGGTGGCCCCCGTGGTCAATGGTGGGTTGGGTCAGGCAATCGTCTCCCATCCCAACATGATCGTCGCTGGTACGGGCCGCGTGGCCTATACCGCAGGCCGTCCCGGAACTGTCGGGTATGAAAACTCCTGCGCCACAGCCATCGACGGTCTCACCAACACCGCCGAGGATAAGATGTCGGTTGCATTCGTCCGGAACTTGGTTTTCGAGGCGAACCGCTCCAACATCAAACCCCTCGTCACCAAAGACGGATACGAATTCTATCCCATCTGGATGAAGGATTCGGCATGGTTGCAGCTGCGCACGTCGGCGGAATTCATAGCCTACGCGCAGAGCCTGACCTTATCCGAGATGTCGAAGCACCCCTTAGGGAACGGAGCGGTGGCGATCATCGACAACGCGGTGATCTACGTCGATTCGATGCTCTGGAACGCCTACACCAACACGACCGATGCTCTCATCACCTCCGGGTTGGTGGAATACGGCCCGCGTCCGACGGCGGGTCAAAGGGCGCAGGGTCTTTACACCGCCAACACGATCAACGCCCTTGACACCGGCACGAAGGCCGTCTGTATCCTTGTCGGCCAGTCGATGCTCTCGATTGGCACCGGCGAAGAGATGGACCTGATTGACGACGAAGAGGATTACGGTGCGATCAAGGGGATGGCGATTGACATGATAAAATCCATCGTCCGCAACGAGACGTATGACACTCTCGGGATTACCGGCCTCACGGCTGGCGATTTTTACGAGAATACGTCGTCGCTGGTGGGCGTCACCTATTCACCGCACGCCTTGAGTTATGCGTAAGGGAGGACAGAAGACCATATGAAACACATCCTTCTTCTCGCAGCGCTCACGCTGGCCCTGATTGCCTCCGGGCTGGCTCAGATCGTGACGGTGGACTACCTCGTTACCGCGAACAACACCATTCTCGACGATGAGGTGGTGACGGTGACGGATATACCGCTCGTCTATTCCGGGGTAACGTATGCCGGTCAGCTCAACGGCGTTCGTCCCGATTCCGTCCGCCTGGAATGGCGGGCAACGGCAACTGGCGACTCCATTAAAGCGGAGCCTGCTGTCGCCGTGGACTTCATGGGAAGCGGTCTGAGTTCCTATGTCGTCTACGACACCGTTAAAGTCGCCGGACTTGGGACTCGCGTACTTCCTCGAAGCGTGTACGCCGCGTCCGATGTCATGGCGGTCAAGATCACAGCCCGCGCAGCGGGGAACACCTTAACCGGTGCGAACAAGCTCTGGCTGCAAGTTCGTCAGTTTTTCACACTTCCCAAACGCTAAAGGAGATCAACGAAACATGGCAACCTACAATAACCTCATTCTCGTAACGCGGGAAGTGGCGATCGACCCGGTGGCGGCATTTAGCTATCCCGTCACTGTTTCGGGTCTTCGCATCTCGCAGAACGGGTTGGGTGAAATTCATGAAATCTGGAACGCCGGTGCTCCCAGCACGGATTTCACCAAATCGCCGAACGGTTCCACGCTCGTCGATACGACCAACTCAGACACCTACGTCAAGGCCGGGGCCGTTGGCTCAGGCATCGCGGGTTCCTGGGTGCAGACCTAATCATCTCTTTTTGTAGGGGATGATGTAACGTTAAACCCCGGACGGTGCAAGAGAATACGTCCCTATTCGCTTTGGCCGCCCGGGGGACTTTATCAACCAAACTTTCCAAGGAAGGATCTTGCCACTCTCATGAAAACATTACGCATCAAACCGGAATCGAAGATTGAGCTTCCCTATCGCATCCAGATCGGCTCCGTCGAAGCCCTGGGAGCCGCTGCTTTCGTCGTCTTCTCCCCTGATGGTGAACTGCCCGACAAGGAGGCCGACGCACAGCTCCTAACCTCTCCCCATATCTTCGAACTCGCCCCGAAGACCGAGGCCGACCCGAAGAAATACATCTGGAAACGTGATTTCGTGAACCGCGTCATGGGCAATGAGATCACCCGTCTCAGCGGTGATGACCAGGTAAAGGTCTTCAAACTCATTGACGAGCTCAATGCGAAGGCCGAGGAGAAATCGAAGAAGGAGAAGGAGGCCGAGAACAAGGCCCAGTTGGAGCGCAACAAGAAAAAGGAAGCCGAAAACCTCGCCGATCGCAAAAGGGCCGAAGCATCGGGCAAAGTGTCCACTTAAATAAGGAATCTGATTCAACAATGAAAACTCTCATTCTCTCCCTCTTCCTGGTGTGCGGACTCTCAAGTGTCGCCCACTCGCAAATCGTTTCAATCTTCGAAGCCCGCGAATTTAGCGATACGGCAACCGTCACATGGGATAGCGTCGCCATCGGCGGAAAGAACCTCGCCAAGCATATCGAGATCACCAATACCTCAGCCACGACACCGCTCTTGGTGGCGTTCGAAGACGATACGGTAGCCGGAACCTACTTCACCGTGCCGGTCAGTTCGACCAGGACACTGCCCTATGTAATCCAGCGCTCATACCTGAGAACGAAGACGGCGAGCTTGACGGCCATTTACCGAATTCTCACACTGAGATAGGGGGGAGGACGCTTATGCCCTCACTTTCGAACATCTTGAATACCGATCTGGCCTTGGAGGCCGGGACCGCATTCAACGCCTTGACGGATACCGAAAAGATGGCACGATTGAATAGCGTGTATCAGGAAATCGCCGACCTAATAGACTTAGCCGGTAAGACGGACCTGAAGAAATCCACCCACACCGGAGCCTCGGTGAGCCCGTTGAGCGCGTCCAACATCCGCAGCGGTTCTGGTGTCTGCAACATCGCCGGAACGCGGATCAACTTCGACACCGGACCCATCACCGGAAGCTTTACCGTCGTAGCCTGGACCGACACCGGATTCAATGTGATCGTGTCCGGGGCCGATGCGTCGGGTTTCACGGCCTCGACCGTCACCGATGGCGAAACGGTGTATTACCACGCTATTCCAAACGCTTAGGGGGGGGGGAACGCTATGAAAAAAGCCCTGATGACTCTCGGGATTGTTTGCGCGATTTTCTGGCCCGGAGGGGAGAAAGCCGAATGTCAATATTCTGCCCGCGACCGGCGCAATCCCATTTATCGGACAATCGTGGTCGATACCGCCTACAATATGAAGGGCATCTATATCGCGGGATGGTATATTGACTCGGCCTCTCTCGCGGGTTTATTGACGGGACAAACTCTGGTGGCTGACACTTCCGGCGGCCGCAAGCGGCTCACCGCCGGAGCGGGCGCAGGGGGAAGTATTACCGTGGTCGGGGACGCGACATACACTGGCCTCTCACAACTCGATCTTGATACGGCGAACTTCAACACCGTCCAGACGATTATCGGCCAACTCCAAATCGCCCTCAAGCAAGATCTCGGGGTTTGGGCGCAGCCGGAATTCGGTGGCGTGTACATCCAGGACGGCGGCGGGGTGTATATGCGTCAATCTGGCGGCCTCTACACAGTTTCCTTAATCCCAAGCGCTTCCTCTGTCTCGAATGCGGTGATTCAGCTGCCTTCTATAAGCGGCGTCTTGGTATCATCGGCATTAACACCCCTATCAATCAGTCCAACGGGGATCATATCCTTTTCCGGCATCGTCCCGATCACGCAAGGTGGAACGGGGGCGAGCGTTGCGCCGGCGGCCGGGAGTATAATCTACTCCAATGGGGTGAATTATCTGGGGCTTTCCGGTACGAATGGATATTTCCCGCGGTTCGCTGGATCTGGAACGCCGACCGCCTACAATCTCTTCGGTACGGCAAACACCTGGACCGCCGGGCAAACATTTAACGCCGGTGTCGGCCTCAGCAATTTCACCATGACCAATTTGTCATACACCCCCGCCCTCGGGGAGTTTGTCCGCCAGAACGATTCGCTCAAAGTCGGTACGACAACGGGACAGCGGATATTTGAAGCCTCGAAAATTCCGACGACAATGTTCAGCGTCATCATCCCATCCGGCATACTCCCATCGACAACCGTGTATATTCCGGAAGCGGGGTCCACCGACATCCAGCACGTCGTTGTGGGGGGCTATGCGCCGATCGGCAATATCATCATGATCGAGGTCGGCGCCGATTCCATGAAGTTTTCGACAAACGGAGAAGAAGTCGATCAAACCATTCTGAAGGTCTACAAACGGAAAAGGGAATAATAATGAAATACCTACTCACACTGGCCGCTTCGGTCCTGTTCATCTCCGCATCCCTTATCGCCCAGGTCCGGGATGACTTCGCCTATACCGGGGCAGTCGCCGGTCAAAAGAAATGGGTGGCAATTACCGGCATTACCAACGGCCTAACGGCCTCAAGTGGCGCGGCGAAATCGTCCAACCCGTCATTCGCTGGACTCGGCATGGTGGCGTGGGATTCGCTCATGCAGTCGAATACCGAACTTCGTATCAAATGGGACTCCCTATCCACCGGAACGGCGGGAACCGACCCGGTCTTGATAAACGCCATGCCGGGCAAGGCGTATGGCTCTGGAAATAACGGGTACAATTTCAGGGCGATGTATGCTCCTACCGGATCGAACGCTCTACGCTTTCATCGTCAAACAGGGTCGGGTCGAACGATCATTTCCACCCTCTACCTGCCTGGTGGAGCTTCGCAGTGGGCGCGGGGGGACACCATATCTATCCGTATCTGGAACCTGAGTCCATTCTCAGCGTCGGCGTGGCGGTACCGGGCGGCGGGGACGCGGGACTCTTTAGGTCTTGTGTCTGATACACTCTACGACCTTTCGACGGGTTTTTACGCGTGGCTCGGCAATAGCACCGACACGATCACGGCCAAGCTTGACGATTTCTACACGGCCTCTCTCGGTGCGGGTGGAGCGACAAACACGCCTCCTACAATCACAGCCCTCACATCGTCCCCACCGTCGCCGAACGTGGCGACCGCCGATTCCCTGGTGACGATCACCATGAACGCCTCAGACGCGGGAGTAGGGGCGGGCCTTGATTCGATGAAGATATACGTTGATGGGTCCCTCGCGGCCCAAAAGGGGGGGATCACCGGAACATCGGATGTTTTATCAACGACCGCGACACGGTACAGCGTTGGAGTACACACCTACTATGGACGGGTGAGGGACGATTCGGCGTCGGTAGTGCTTGAACCGACATCAGGCACGAAGACGTTTACGGTTGATTCCAACGCCTCGAGCTCCGCCCAGTATTGGGTTGAGGCATATTTCACCTCCTGGACCCTCAACATACCCGGAACAGCGGCGAACTACGGCGCACTGTTGATGTCGGACATCGACTGGACGACGTTCACCCACGCGCTGTTTTTCACTACGGGGCCGGGCTCAGCCGGTCAATTGCTGGTCGGAAACGGACTACCGATCCGGCGTTCGACATTCACAAGCGAGGCGCACCTGCACGGCAAACCGGCAATCCTCTGTTTGGGGGGATTCGGCAACACGAATTGGGGGGCGGCGTGCAATAACGATTCGATGCGGACCGTTTGGCTCAATAACGTATTGACCGAGGTAGACTCAATGGGTTGGGACGGCATCACGCTGGACATTGAGCCGTTCAGTAATTCCGTCGGCGGCACGAACGACACGGGCCGCGTCGGTCCGTGGATCAGAAGACTGTATGACTCACTCCAGGTGAGAACTTCCGCCTACACCGCGACGGGAAAGCCGATGATAAACGCGTCGATGACTCCCTCGTGGGGCGGGGCGTGGTATGCCCGTCACGAATATCTCATGGATCAGATCAACCTGATGTCGTACGACGCTCCGGGCAACCTGGGGTGGGGCCAGAACCGGACCTGGCACATGAACCCCTTCTTCTCTACGAACAAAGATAATCCGACCGGCTCGAATCGGTACTATCAATCAATTCAGGAGCGTTGGTTATCGAGTCAGGATGTCGCCTCCCCGGTGACGCTGACTAAGGCGAAATGGGGAATATCCCTCGACTGGAACGGCGTGTTGTGGCGGGGGGCGAGAAGCCCGACAAATCCCGACGAGGGGTGCACCGAACCCAAATGTATCTGGACATCACCCGCCATTGAACGGATCTACGACTACAACTTCGACCAGATGTATGCGCGGTTTCTCGATACGGCGACTTCCGCATCAATCCGGTGGGACGACTACCACAAAGGGGCGTACCTGAAAATACTGAAACCCGCATCGGAGGCGCCGAACCCCGCCGCCCCCTGGGAAGACGACATTTTCCTCACCTATGCCGACTCGATGACCGTCGAGTATACACTGACGATGTTGACCGATTCCGGCTTTGGGGGGTTTATCGTCTGGAACTACACCGAAGGGCAAAGGCCCCCTGGTTACCCAAACCGGAATCATAACATGGAGCTCATAAAACAAATCATAATGACCGCCGCCGATACGACGACGCGAAGGATCACGTCGATCTCTCCGGCGACGAAGGTTGCAGGAGAAGTAGATTTCACGCTTACGGTGAACGGCACGAACTTGAAGTCCGGCGACAGCGTATTTATCGGGGCGGACGTGTACCGGGCGACCTCGTACGTTGGGCCAACACAGCTGACAGCGGCGATCTTGGCGGCGGATATAGCGACGGCCGGCAACAAAGGAATTTACGTCAAGAACGGTGCGAACACATCGAACACCGTGAACCTCGTCGTCAATGCGGCCTCAACCCCGCCAGTCATTACCTCGGCATCTCCTTCAACCGTAGGCCAGGGGGCGGTAGACCGCAGTGTCACCATTTCGGGGTCGAACATCTCGTCGGGTCCAACACTCAGCGTTAGTGGTGCGGGGGTGACGGTCCTTAGCGCCGTCTATGTCAATTCGCAAACGATTACCGCCACACTCAGCGTGGGAGCGGGATCGGCGATTGGCGCAAGGAACCTCGTCCTGACCAACAACACCGGATTAAAAGATACACTGGTTGGGGGGTTGACGGTCACCCCTGCCCCAACCATTACAAGTCTCGTCCCGGACACGATGTACCCTGGGACGACGCAAGCCCTCACCTTAACAGGAACAAATTTCCTTTCCGGCACAGACCTGGCGTTTGTATTCTCAAATTCAGGGGTGATAATTATTGGGGCGTACACGCTGACGGGGGCAACCTCGGTAAGTGTCACGGTCGGGACCAATGCGACGCTCCCGGTCGGGAGTTATTCGCTCACTTTCGTCAACGGGGACGGTGGAAGGGTAACGCTTTCTAATGCCCTGAAGATTGTGGCAAGGACATCGACGCAGATATCGTCGAACTCCGTCTACATCGTTGAAGGTGGAGTCAGGAAATTTAAGAGCCCCGATTATTTCACCCTTAAAGACATCCCCGCGACGCAAATCCCGGTATCGCTCACCGGGTTTGGCAACCTCGGCTTAAACGGAATCAGGTACGCTGATGGATCGCTGGCCTATCCGAATTTCTCCATGCAGCTCGGTTCCGATGGGACCTCTGCCACATCCCCGGTCAAAATATGGGCAACCGACGGGGTGGGGGTCACGCTCTCCGCTGATGGCTTCCACTTCTCAAGCCCACTGGCGACGAACAGCACACGCGGCTCGGTGATTGGAAACTCGTATTTCGACGTTATCAACGGGTCGATTGAGCCGAAGGATGGAAGTATACCATCAACAAAACTTATTTGGCCCATTCCCGCCCAGGCATTACCGAGTGAAATAATTTACGCATTTGGCGGCGATAGTGGCACGATCCCAATGCTTACCGGATCAGACATCTTCGCCGGATATACCTTTGTGCCCCTGCCAACCACCGGATCGCCGGCACTCGACCCTGAAACGGACTTCGTGTTTTGGGAAGAATTTCCCCACGGTGGAATCAGTACGACCATCAATGGGAATAACGCACTCAGTAGCGCGATGAATCTTGGGTCGAACGAATGGTTTGTTGCCGGTTTTGGTGGGGATGCAACGGTCTCGCTCACCGTCACGTCAGAATCTTGGGGATCTGTTTCCCCGGCCCGGTTTGGGATAATCAGTCTTGACCCCTCCGCAGCGTCGGTGATGGGCACCGAAAGGGGCGGATACGTCACAATGAACAGTTCCGGGTCCACCTACCCATTCCCGATGATGGCCCCGGCAACGTATAAATTCGGCGTGTACACCCCTGCCACGACCGACTCGATGGGATGGATGATCGGCGTTGTGGAAAGGAATGCGACGTCCGCCGTTTCCGCCGATGACCTGGCGACGACGAACGAGGCAATCCTATTTAATTTCGGGTCGGTCGCCGCGACGAACGACACCCTGTACGCGATTGTTACCGGAAACGCTGTGAAAAACAAGATAGCCCTGAGAACCGTCGCGTTATCGACGGCGTACAAACTCAAGATCGTGGTCGCGGCCTCCTCGATCGCATTCTATGTTAATGATACCCTCAAAACGACGGTGACAACAAACCTTCCGGCAAACACGACAACCGCAACACCCGTCATCGCGGCGTGGAATTACGGGGCGGACTTGGTGGCGACGGGGAAGAATCTCCTGGTCGATTACTACTACTTCAAAGCGTCCGGATTAAATAGGTAGAGGCGCACCATGTTTGGAAATCCGATTACCGACGGAGTGCAGCTCATCAATGGCCCCTATGGGGATGTCGTAGCGTTCGATCTGACGGTCCAAAACCTCAAGGAGTTGAATGGGGTGGATCTTGTGGATCTGGTGACGAACGACAGCATTCAACTGGCGAGTCCATCAACGAAGGCTGAAGTGTTCTCGATGCCTTTTTCCTCGACCAACTTGACCGACGCGGCCTATTACCGCGAGGGACCGATGGTATATGTCTTCGTCCGGATAGCAACATATGAATATGACGCGAACACAAGGATTGCCTTCTGGTACAGCGCGAACCCGGATCGAGTGACAACGCTGACAGGTACGGTGATGCCCTTGCCAGCGCAGTATAAACAGCTCGCCCTCGCCATGATCGCCCGGAACCTCATCCCGGACGATCCAGGGTTAAGGCCGGGATTCGTGCTTGATGAAGCGGTCCGCAGTGAAAAGGCCAAAGTGGGGTTATGAGCTTTAAGCGCGTTGATACCATCTTTGCCCGGGTCCAGCGGAACGTGAAATCAGCCGGAGCCGGGCCAGAGGGAGTGCAATCCTTTGACGCCGATACGATTCTTGACGCAATGAGTGAGACGCATGAGGAGATCGCCCGCGATGGTTACGCGATCCGTGATATGACCGACCTGACGACCGAAGCCGGTACGGCGCGTTACGACATCCTGGGGCTTTACAAAATTGCGGGGTTGAGGATGCCCGCCGACTGGAAAGAGCCTATTACAATCGAGGAAAATCTGGAAAGCTGGCTTGAGTATATCGCTAATCCGCTCACCTACACTCAGCCGGTGAAAGCTCTCTCATGGGGAAATTATCTTGAATTCTTCCCATCTCCGGCAGTCTCTGGGTTAAAGGTGGGCGTGTATTTCTACCGGATACCGACCGCTCTATTGGTATTAGGCGCCGACCCTGAATCACCAAGGGAATGGGATTATGTGATTACCGAGGGTGCAACGGCAAAACTCCTCTGCGGTGGCGACTATGCGGCGATGTATCAGGCCGCCTTCGACGATGCAAAGCAAAAGGGATTGAAAGAAACCGCAGGCGGCCTTATCACAGTCCAGCATTGGAGCGATAGGGGATTTTAGGCCGTGGCCTCGACCAGATTCAATAATAACATCCTTGTTGCGGCTCGCAGACTTCAGCAGAACCGTAGCGTTGCCGGCCCAGGTGGAGATACCGGCAATCGCTACACATCCGCTCGGCTATCAGACTACCAAAACAGGGCAATCCGCGATCTCATCAAGGCGAAATACGATACAGCCCCAGATTTATTTCCGCTTCGCTATCCCCAGATGATGAAGACGAGCGATCCCTTTACCATTGACGCGCTGACGAGGATCGCTATTCCGAGCGATGTATGGTTGGTCACCGAACTCTGGCTCGGGAGCTTGAAATTCAAGAAGGTTCCAGACCACAGAATTGGCGACGTACTTTCAGGTGTGGACCGCTTGATCGTCCCAAGCGTGAATGAACCCGCCTTCTTCACTGAAAACGGGTATATGTATTTCCTCCCCGATACGGGCTTGACTGGTGAGGTGAAATACCGGTTCGTCAAGGAACACGCTGATATTGCAGTCAATACGGCTGCTTCCGGTGTCGGAAATAAGAACACGGCCAACGGCGCATTCACTGTAGCGACCAAGCAGCTCACCGCCGCGATGTCGATTGCCTTTGCGGATTCAGACGTGGGAAAAAAAATCATTTTTGCAACAGTCAACGGGATTGGTACTCTGACGGGTGTTTACGAATCACTGATCTTTGCAAAGGTGAGCGCGACCGAAGTGACGATAGGGGGCGATTATCTCCCCACGGCGAATGAAATAGTCTCGACTGTGTTGGTGAGCGACTATACCCCGGAACTCTCAGACATTCAAATCAGTAAGTACGATGACGGCGCGATCATTGATCTCATGGTCGGCCTCGCCACAACGGATCAAGCGGCAAAACCCTAAATAAAAGGAGAATGGTGGTATGGACGCTCTTCATCAAATCGCAACACTGATCGCAACAGTCCTCGGGACGACCCCCGATAAGCTGGTGGCGGTTCTTTTTGGCGCTGTCATGGCCCCGGTCACCTATCAGGTGACAAAGCAGCTTGACATCTGGTTCGCAAAACTCGGTTGGTTTGCAGAAGCTGAAACCGCGAAGATCAAGGGTACGGTGATGGTGGTTCTCTCGTCACTCGTATCTGTTGGCGTGATTTTTCTCATCGGACTCGTGTTCGGCGTGGACTACATGAGCAACGAATCGCTTTTTACCGGGATTGTGGGCGCATTGGGTGTGAATCAGACGATTGCCACGTTCATCTTCCATCGGGTCAAGGCGAAAAACGCAGGGCGGATCATCTCCGGGTAAAGCATAAGTGAAAAACAACCTCACATACGCGGTCCTCGATCAACTCTGCTTAGTCCAGGCAGGCGTCGATCCAGACGTGATCGACCAAGCGGTTCGCCGTGAGATCATCAATGCGGTAGTCTTCCGTCTCTGGGCGAAGAGGAAGGACGATCCCTTCTACCGGTTCACCTCGACTCTGGCTGTAGCGGCGGATCTCGAGGCGCTCTGTACCGTTGGGTGGACGATCCCCGCAAGCCCGATTATTCTGGCCGGGAGTGCCGTCATCACCGACTTCACGGCCACAACCATCACGCGCTCCACCGGGACGTTTCCGGTCGGATCAATATTAGGTCTCACGTTGATCCGCCGAGCGGGAGCGAATTACGGGATTGGAACGGCAGTGGCGCGAGTAACGCTCGGAGGGGCGACGGCGACGTTCGAACTTCTGATCGGCTTCATGGACGCCTATAACGCGGCTAATGACGCGCTGATGGTGGCGGTCTTAAAATCGCAGAGCGTCCTCTCGTCCGATTTCTCGCCCTACTATTTCGACCGGATCATCCGCATCCACGATAGTGTCAGTCGTCCAACGCAGGGGGATTTTGATGCCGTCGGCTCAGGTGAGGAATTTTCAAACCTGAAATATCTGAAAACGAAAGCCTCTCGCGTAGCCTATCGCCACCGTGGGACGACGATTGATTTCTTCGTCGGCTCATCGGCGCTCCCGCTCGGTGTTATTATGGTTGAATATGCCGGCAAGCCTGGGACGTACACGCTCGCCACTGCCGACACCGAAATTCTCCTGCAACCGGAAGACAACGCGGAGTTAATCGCCGAAGTGACAAAGACCTTTTCCGAAATTTCAAAGGAACCTTCCGTAGACAAAACCCCCAACCGGGGAGGATAGGCCCTCGGAGAAGATGGGACGAAACGCCCCCCCAGAACACATCGTTTTCAAGGACTTCAAAGGTCTTCGCACCTCGATTGGAGATCCCGCGCCCAATAGCGCGATCGGCTGCCGCAACGTCGTGCGCTCAAAGAAACTCGGTCACTTGGAACTCGGGATACCCTACGAGTTTAGGTTTCCGACAGAAGACGCGAATCTCCCGCAATCGGGCGATCTCGAAATTTCCAATTATCTCAATCCGGCCATTCATAAGATGACAAATCTGGTCTTCGAGAACGTCCACAATTTCTACGTCCCGGATCACGGGGGGCGCAACATCACGGTCGTGGTCGGCACTTACACGAAGACGGGGTTTTTCCCAGGATCTCCAACGGTAGACCGTTCTGGGGTATTTGTTCGTCCTTTCTGGGATGGTTCTGCATGGATAGACGCATGGCGCGAACTCACCGAGATGTTCATTTTCGAACTCACGTCGCTTGGTTCGACGAATCCCGGCGTTGTGACGGCCGCGCCGCCATTCTTAGGCAACGATGCCACGGTCGGAACGGTGGATTGGATACCGTCAGGCTCCCCGCCCTCTAATCCCGGAGCATTCACTCGGCTCAACGACGACATCTTTATCGAGGCGACGCTCAACGCGGCCGCTCAATCGAAGTATGCAAATCTTAGCGGCGGTGTGAGCCTGACCTTTCTGCCGGTCGGGACAACGATCGTCGGGGTGACGGCGCACATCATCGGCAAAGGGTCGGTCGATACATGTCCCGTTCAACTGGAAAACGTACGGCTGGTTAAAAATGGGGCCTTGGCAGGCACCGTGAAAACGGATACGAGCACCTGGGATATCGAGAAATCAGAAAAAACGCTTGGTGGAGCGGCCGATCTCTGGGGAACGACATTCCTGCGGACCGACACCATCTCGATCGCCGTGAGCGCGAAGAATTACGACAGCGTCGCCAGGAAGATCTCGCTCGATCAGATTTATTTGAAGGTCCACATCAACCCCGGAGGCCTTAATCAAATTAACATCTCCGAGGGAGCCGACCCATACGATTTTGCCGTTCTCGACCCTCTCGCCGGGGTCTTCAACGGGGACTATTTTAAGGGCTGGACGATCGTCTACGATCGGTCCGGTGATAATGAAAACTACGATCTGGTGGTCCGCTGCGGGTATGACGGCACGCGCTATTTCCTGGAGACGACCCACCCCGTGACCGATTTCACCTCGCGGATTGCCGGAACCAAGATCCTCCTCTATAGAAACTTTCTCACCAGCGAGACCCCGGCGGCGCTATCGAGCTATTTTCACAACGTGCTCAATGAGATGCGTCTGACCACCGGGAATCTCTTTTCTGATCTGGCGCTCAAAGGCGGGTTCCGGACGAAACCGGCGGTAATCTTCGACGGGTCGGACCCGCTACCGCAGGTGGACGAGCTCATCCTGGTCCATTCTGGCGCAGAGGACTGGAAATATGCCGTGCTGGCGGCGATCACAGGAACCAGCCCCGGAGCGCAAAACCCGCTCTCAGCCGGCACCTACTACCTGAAATACTCGATCGTCTACGATGACGGCAGTATCGGCCCACTCTACGATGTCATCACCCGGACGGCCGGCGTGTTTAGCGCCTCGGCCCAGGTGATCGTTGCTGATGGCGAGCAGATCTCTCTGACGGTCTATCGTTCGTATGGAGCCTTCCCGAAAAAGGGGAGGGGTGTCAACATCTATATGAGCGATGATAACGTGTATTTCTACCGGGTAAAGGCGTTTGACGTATCCGCGGAGAACGCCGTCTCGCTCTCTGCTGTGGGCGGTCTTCCGGCAGCGCTCCATCATTACGGGTATCTCGATGTGGCGGTCGATGCCGCCGACTGGAACGCCGACATCCCGGAGGCGAACGCAGATATTGGACGATCACCCGCTGATGCCGGGATCATCCGCTACACCCAGGCCGCAGTCATCGGTGTTCATAATTTCGCCGTTGGAGTCTACGCCAACGGTCAATATCAAAGGAACAAGGTCTATTCCTCGGCGATTGCCGGATCAGGCGCCGAGGAGTACGACATCTTCCCCGATGATCCGATCCATGCTCTCTCGGTAGAGTATAACGACGCCGACGAAGCCCTGAGTGTGGTCGGATTGAATAACCGCATTGCCGTTCATAAGAAACGCTCCATTGTTCTCTTGCGCTATTCACCGAACGAGGGATACATCCGCGACATCGTAACGAAGGGGTGGGGCATTGCCGCTCCGCGCACCCTGGTGGAATATGACGGAAGCCTTTACTGGTTGGACTATTCCGGAGTGATGAAGTTCAACGAGAACGGCATCGAGATCATCAACAGGGCGTGGTTGCAGGATTTACTCGCCCTCTCCGATTCTGTTAAAGAGGCGGCCATTGCGACTTTCGATCGGAACAATAAAAAATACATCCTCGTCCTCGGCGCTCTGGTCTATCATTACGACCTCTTGGACGGTGAGTGGATGATTGAGGACTGGAACGATCTGCCCTTGCGCTTCTCGATCGACAATACCGCCAACAGGGTAACCTTCCTGGCCGAAGATAATTCGGGGGTGCGGAACCTCTTTGTCTTGGATGAAGGTATTATCCACAACGGCGGCCAGTACGATTTCTCGTATGAAACAAACGAGATCGACCATCCTTCACCGGTTCCCTTCGACTTGAACCTCATGGAAATCTATCTGCGCTATCGCTCGACGATTGACTTCCAGGTGACAGCCTATAAAAACGACACAGCCGAGGTTCTCTTTGGTCCCGTCACCTTGAGCAAAGACAATTACCGGACCCTCATTCAATTATCGGACGATGCGAGGTGCTCAAGTTTCAGGATCAAAGTATCAGGCCGGGCGATAGACCAATACACCTCATGGAAACTCAAGCGGATGGGAATGAGATATCAACCCCTCGAAATCTCAGGGGACATCATCGTTGAATAGACTCCAAAACATATCGGACCTGAAAAGGGATGTGGGTTCGACCTCGATTGACGACTCGACAAAAGCCATCTTGAACCGCATACTCGACACCATCGGCAAGGAGATGGACTACACTCAGCAGAATATCCCCACAACCGGGCTTCAAAAGGGTGAGCAGATCGTCAGGGTGGCCGGTACGGTGACGGTAAAGTTGAAATTCCCGGTCCAAAGTACCGACTATAAACCTGACACCATATTGATTGCCAGGGACATTGAAACCGGCGCCCTGTCGCTCGCTGTATCAGCGCCCCTCTACGACAAACGCCGGAAGGATAGTTTTGATGTATCGTGCTCTACGCCGGGGACGCTACGTTGGGAGATCAAGCCATTCTGAAGCGGCTCATCATATTGACTCTCTTGGTGAGTGGATGGGCACTTGCTCAGTCGCCCCTGTTGGCGCCAGACATCCGCTCGAACAGGCTTAAGTCCTACACACCGATTGAGCCCATCACCCTTGAAGATTCGACCCGCCAGTATTTCTATTTCGAGCTAATGGGCGCCGCCGAGCCGTGGGTTCCGACGGTGAACGGGGTGAGGATGTACTATGACACGACACTTCACCACCTCATGTTGAAGATGCCCTGGGGAACACTTCGATATGTGGATTCAATCGGACCGGGTGGTGGAACTGGTGAGGTCAATACAGCCAGCAATACCGCCGGTACCGGTGTCGGATGGTTCAAAGTAAAGTCCGGCGTTGACCTCATATTCAAGCGCGGGAAATCTCTTGACGCGAACCTGACCATTGCCGATTCGACCGATAGTTTAGCGTTCGATTTCAGCAATTCCCCCGCTTTTACGGGTGCGTCGTTTTCCGGTTTAACGGCGTTACGGGCCGTAGTGACCGACGGCAGTAAGAATCTCGCATCGTCGATTATTTCGGCCGTAGAGTTGGGCTATTTGGTCGGTGCGACCGATACCGTCCAGGAGCAATTAAATCTCAAGGCTCCGTTGGCCTCTCCCACCTTTACCGGCACGGTGACAATGCCTTTAGGGGCTGGTACAGTTCGCTCCGGTTCGGGCGGTTTGTTGAGTTCTACTGCTTCCGATACGGTGGGACTTGCAGCGGCTCTGTCCGGTAAGGAAGATACGATCACCGCAGGTACAACGGCTCAATATTACCGGGGCGATAAATCGTGGCAAACGCTCAATCAGGCGGCCGTCGCAGGTCTGACGACCGCGTCTACTCCGACTTTCGTCCAGGTCTATTCTTCCGGGCAAGGGGGAACGGGAAACGCGGCGGCGTATCTCGACGGGTCGGGCGGACTGTTCCGCGATCCGGCTGTATCCGGGACTGAACTTGGATATCTCGACGGGGTAACATCGGCAATTCAGACGCAATTAAACGGCAAAGCCGCGACGTTCGATTCTCTCGGCACCGATCGCGGTGGCACCGGACGCGCCTATTTCCTGGCCGGTGACATGTTGTATCACACGGGCACCGGAACGGCATTTTCAAGGCTTGCGGTAGCCGCACAAGGAAATGTGCTCCGCTCCGGGGCTACGCCGTCGTGGGGAAAAGTCCAGCTCTCCGGCGGGGTGATCGACGTGTCGGGAACACTTGGGTCCGCCTATGGCGGGACCGATAATTCGTCCTATACCATTGGAGACATGCTGTATTCCTCTGGCGCGACGACTCTTTCAAAACTCGCGGACGTGGCGACGGGTTCATATCTGGCTTCGGGGGGGGTGGGAATAGCTCCCGCGTGGGCGACGTTGAATCAGGCGGCGGTGGCGGGGTTGACAACGGGGGATAGTCCGACGTTTACGGGCGCGACACTCTCAGGTATGACGGCGGGGTCGGTGCCGTTTGCTGGTGCGGCTGGGCTTCTCTCGCAGGATAATGCTAACTTCTTTTGGGACAATGCGAATAATCGTCTCGGCATCGGGATATCAAGTCCGGTAGCAGTGCTGCATGTTGCTACGACCAACAGCAACACCTTTATCTTGGATAAGGGTGGGGCAATGGGAAGTTTACAGGGTAGTTTTACGTCGTACTCTTATGGGGGATTAATACTGGGTGTTTCTACGGCCTCACAGTTTTTGGCTCTCAGTATAGCGGGGCAAAGGACGACAACGCCCGGTGCTCAGATCGGGCGCATCGGATTCCATTCTTGGAACACGAACAATAATCTCAATACGACGATCGGTGCTGAATTCAAGGCCACGTCGGAAGATGGCACAACGACAAATTATGGTCTCAATCTCGCCGTCTTGACGAGGACGGGAACGGGGGCAATGGCCGAACGTCAACGATGGTCGGCTGACGGGAATATCGGCTTTGCCGGGCAAACATCCTTCGGAACGAGTGCGGTCGGCGTGGGTGCATGGAAAAACGGCACAGCCCCCTCAACCTCTCCCGCCGATGCTGTCCAAATTTGGAGCGCAGACCGTGGCGCAACTGTAGGCAAGGCCGGACTCCACATCAGATCTGAGGATGGAACGAGCCACGTGTTTTCGGATTTCTCCGGGATAGGGACAGTTTCACCGACAACCCGATTGCACGTCTACGGGGCTGACAATTTAACGGCGCAAACGGTGGAGATTGCCGCCACCCAAGCCAACGTCACCGCCGCCGATATCTTTATGGATTTTCGCTCATCCTCCGGTTCGGAGGGAACGATTGCCGGAACTGCTGTTGCGGGTGTCCTCGCGTATAATACCTTCACTGGCGCACATTACTCCCAAAAGGCAAACGAGAACGAGGTAATGGTTGAGGGGATGATTGTTTCGGCATCGGGCAATGTAATGCCCGGAGGCGACTACCTGCCGACAATCACCCGGAGCGCGGGCCGGGGTGACTCCACCGTCTATGGGGTGTACGCCGGCAAGATTGCAGACGGGTTCTCGCAACGGGAGATTGATTCGCTTCGGAGGATGAGAAGACTCCATGATAGCGTCAAGACCGTGTACGAGGCAATCGGTGCGCCGCTTGAAGCCCTCATAAAAGAACAACTCCACGCCGATAGCGGTTCGTTCGCGTTTGATTCACTCGGGGCCATCATCCGCGCCATTGAAGTCTCGCTTGCCCAGATCGTCGTTCCTCCTTCACCGACATTCCGGGGAAAGACATTAGACTACGCGAAGGGCAACCCCCGCAAAGACCTTCATCAGGTATTTGCCCTCGGGACGGGGATTATTCTCGTCACCGATGCAGGAGGCAACATCAATAACGGCGACCTGATTGTTCCATCCCCGACGCGGGGAATCGGAGAGCGACAAGCGGATAAGGTGGTACGATCATACACCGTTGCAAAGGCGACCGTCAGCGTGGATTTCTCGACCATTCCAGTCCATCCGACGCTTGGTGTGAAGGTGAAGCGAATCCCGTGCACATATAAATTCTAATGCTCTCAGAATTCTTAAAATTCACCGATGTCGGAATCCTGGGGATCTGTCTGGTGATGCTCTTCCTCAAGTGGCAGGAGATGAAAGCCGCCGATCGCGCCGACGAGCGCGACGATGAAACGGCCCGACTGCGAATCGAGGCCGACACCGAGATCACCAAAGTATTGACGGAATTGAAAACCATCATCACTGAACGCATACCACCGAAAAGGGGATAGGACTATGTGGACCATCATCTACTTTGTTGTGAGTATTGCCGCAATCATCCTGTCTGGATTGATACTCTTAGCTGGTGGACATAGGCGAAACATCGCACGACCCGATCCAACGGACGGAACAAAGCGTCTACTCTCGATAGCGAAAGATTTTAACAACTTCATTGGATAATATGGAATGGTTGAGATATACCGCACTTGTCCTCTACGGCCTCTCGGCGATCGTCCTGGTCACGAAAATCACGCAGATGGTCATGTGCGGGATCTCGCCTCCGCTCTGGATGAGGATCGTAACCACACTGGCGGCACTTTGTTTCGGCATCTCCATGATCGACATTGCCGTTGGCGTCGATAGTGGACTCTTCGCCATGAGGGTGATCTGGAACCTCATCGCGGCAATGATCTTCTCAGGCACCATGTACACCGTCTACTGGAAGAAGGATCTTCACCGTTGAGAAGTCCCAACGAAATATTCACCGCCACAAAGGATAAAGCGATAGCCATTCCCACGCAGACGGTCATTGCCATCAAAATGATCGCGGGGGAATTTATCGACCTGTGGTTTGCGCACCCAAAGAAGATGACTGCGTTTATTATCATCGAACTCTGGATTCACTCACTCAGTTTTCAACACCTCACGGAACTCAAATCCCTAATGGACTTGATACCGTTTTTAGGAAAATAGGAGTACACGACGATGGGAATATTCGATTCACCGCGCGAAAGAGAAGGACCGGGCGCGTACCGTAACCAGCTCGGGCGCTACGACCGGATCATTGGCGACCTGGGCAATCTGCCGAACGAGTTTGGGGGGATTAACTCTCTCTCAGACCTTTTCGCCAAATACGGACTCTCGCCCTTTTCAAGCAATACCTTCGCTCCGGCCAAAAGAGCGCTCGGCACTTCACAGGCCCGCTCAAGAGCCGCCCTCACCGATCGCTTAGGCGGCCAGAGCGCCAACCCGGAATTCGCCTTCTCTGGGTTGGAGGGTGGATTCTCCGGCGCCTACTCCAATCTCTTAGGTGAGGAGCAACAGGCCAAGACGGGAATGGAGCGCTTCAATGCCGGATTTCTGGGGAACATCCTGGGGCAAAAGCAGGGCGCGAACGAACGCAGGACGGGTATGACATTATCGGCAGAGCAGGCCCGGGCCAACGCCGTGAGGGATTATATCATGTCTCTTTCGGGAGCTTCGACGATGGACGATATTCTGGGGATCGCCGGCACGGTTGCGAAATTCTTCCCAGATGGGGGTTGAAGCCGACAGCAAACATTTTTAGATAAGGAAATCATCTCATGGGTATCTACGAAACTCTTCAAAGGAGCTCTGGGAGCATTGACCAGGTCGCCTCGGCCTTCCAATCCTTCCTGAAAAATAAACAGGACGAAGAGAAGCGCAAAAAGCTTCAAAATGTGATGTACTCTGACCGGGAGATCATCAAACCCGAAGTCTTGGCCTCTCTCGGCATGAACCAGCAGGAAATTCCGATCGACATAGCCAATCGTCGCCCGCCACCGACAGGGGCCAGGCCACCGTTTACCGAAGAACCCTCACAGACCACAACCGAAAAGCAGTTTATGGGTGTCAATTCGAAAAACGCGATGGCGATAGCCGAAATTATGAAGATGACCCCCGAGCAGATGGTGGAATTTCTCTCAGGCGTTCAGGGCCAGGAGGAAAGAAGAGCAAGGGGGAATATCCTCGCCGTCCCGGAAGGAACGGACGTGATCGACATTGGAACCGGGGAGAAGAAATACGGGAATGTAAAGGACTTTGGGCCGCGTACAAGCGTTAATCCCTCGCTCGGGAAACAGTGGATAATGCGGGCCGGTCAAAAAGTATTCGATATACCCGGCGAGGGGGACGAGCCGTACAGCAAACCCGGCGCACCCTCTCAAAATCCCTCGCTCGGGAAAGATTGGGTGATGAGAGACGGGAAGCCCGTCTTCGCCGTACCGCAAGAAGGCGATCAGCCCTACTCAAAGCCCACAGCCGGAGAGGGTAAAATATCGCGCACCGTCACCTACGTAAAGCCCGATGGAAAGCAGGGAATCAAAACGTACTCCGGCACCCCCCTGCAAGTTATTGAGCAGATTCAGGCCAGGTTAAAAGCCCTCGATGCTCTGGCCGAAAAATCGGGAATGGGCGGGGGGTCAAGCGGGTTCCTCGGGATGGGTGGATCGTCAACGTGGAGCGATTTCAAAGGCGGCAAAGCAACGATTGATGATCTCTCCACCGGCCTTCAGGGTAACGCCGCCGAATACTCGGAACTTGAAAGCCAACTTGAAGACCTTCAGAGTATGGGGGGTGAAGAATCGCCGGATGGTGGGGCCAGTGAGAATAACACCTACGCCCTCGAGGAAGTCCGCGCTCAATACCCAAACCTAAAGGATAAGACAGACCAGGAAATTATCGAGGCTTACGCGAAACAGGGAATCACGATCAAGCCGTAAATGCCCGAAGGAAAGCGCATACCGCCCCCGCCGATCTTCCCTGAGGACGATCAATCAACGGCAATAGCGCAAGACCGTCCGTTTTACTCTGGAAAGAAGCGCCGAATTCCGCCGCCTCCACTCTTCCGGGACGACGAGCAACCCTCACTCCTGGGTGAGGATCTCTATGATATTTTCACAACAACGGGACGGACGCTCAGTGAGGGGCTTGCCGATCTCGAAATCGGTCCCGGTCCAGGCGGAAGACCGGCGTTCACAAAAAATCCCATCGCCGGTGGAGCGAAGATTCTCCGCTCGGTGGGGGAAGCTGTCGCCGCGCCATTCGGATTGATCGACCGGCTCCTGCGGACCAATTCCATAACCACCCCGATCGCCGAGGGTGCCGCCATGCCCTTCGAGCTCGCCGCGGGTGCCGTCCGTGGTGGGGAAAAACTCATCGACGTTGGCTTGAGAGGCGCCGGAGTCCCCGAGTCGGTAATGAACCTCGGGATGGACCCCCAAAAGGCCGCTGAGGCCGCCACAGCCCTCTCAGAATTAAACCAGATAGCCGCTCAGTTCGCCGTACCACTTGCAGGCAAGAAAATAGGGGGTAAAACAGCAGGGAAGATTATCAAGATGCAGGAGGAGGCATCGCGCCCCATTTTCCGCCCATCCAATCGGGAGCCGGTCGACTACATCGCCCCGGAAAGCCGTCAACTCTACCCTCCGAGGAACCAGCGTTTCGAACAGCGTCCAGGTCAACCAGTCCGGGACATCAAGGCCGGTGTACCACTTCGTAAAGTCCCGCCACTCCTGCCTGAAAATCTTCCCCTAAGGAAACCCGAGTTTGAGCCCGTCCGCACATTTGAGGTAGGTCCGGAAGGTGGAGCGAAGGCGATAAAATCCACACCAGCCCCTTTGACGAGCCGCATTGATAAAGCTCTCTCTGATGTGGCTCCAAACACCAAAGCGAGAATCAAACGCAAGATCGAAGCGAAAGATAAACTCTCAGTGGGAGAGAAAAACATCCTCACCCAGAGGGACCGTAACCTCTTCGACGATATGTATGAGCCAAAGGGCTTACCGCAGTTACCCGAAGGCGGAATCCCCGCGATCGACAACAATATCGTATTCGACATTAACGACTACCGAAGCGGAGAATCATTTGGTACGGTCCGCGCCAACGATCCGAATACCGGTAAAACTATCGGCAAAGTAGATTTCTCAGAGTATGGGGGGAATGTTTATGTGAAGATGGTGGAGGTAACGCCGGAGTTTCGTCGTCAGGGCATAGCGACAAAGATGTACGATCGCATCAAGCAGGAATACCCCAAGGCAAAAATTGAGCGATTCGGCGATATGTCGACCGACGAAGGAGCAGCTTTCAGGGAATCATTAAAGGGTGAAGCCGAGAAAGCACCAAAACCCGATCCCACCACGATCAAAACGAAACTCATCTCGTTGCGCGATCAAGTGAATAAGGGTAGGTACAGAGGAAGAGTAGCCGACATCACCGAAGCGGAACTCTTGGCAAGACGCAACGGATTTGATTTCTCCTACGATCCCGGCACACTCAAATACAACGTCATTTCAGCCGAAGGGAAGAAGCTCAAGAAAGTCCCAGAAGTGAAGATGAGTGATAATGCCCCCAACCCCACACTCCTTGAGAATATCAATCCTGAAACGAGAACCCGTATTCAGGACATCCTCGATGAAGTAGGAGAGGACATCAACATTGAATCCTTGACGAAGCCCCAGATCGAAGCCGCAATCAAGGACATCAGGATCGACAAGGGAAAAGAAGCGTCTCGCCGCGCCCAGATGTTGATTGATGAACTTTTGAAAGCTGAAGCCGAAGGCATTGTCGGTGTTGTGAGTGGGTCTGTTCCGGGCGTCGGGAAGGATATACGTGGCATCAACGTGAACGATCTCCTTGAGCAGAAATACGAGCGGGAGGGGATAGTCGGGGAGATGGGGTCCGGACTTGATGTGCCCGTCCCAGAGGTCAATATCCCAGAAGTCCAGCGCCGACGGGCTAATTCATTTACAGATATCCGAAGTCTTGAGGAAGAATTAAGGCGTGTAAATCTGGTGGTCAAAAGTAAAGAATCGTTATCCCCATCAGAACAAATAGAGTTGGGGGAATACTACGACGCCTTACTGGACAGACGTGGTGGTTTGAAGCCTGTCGGAGAGCCTCTCTCCTTTGACAAAACTGCGGCCGGCGAACAGGGCAGTTTCGCCAAGCTCGAACAGGCGAAGATGCCTCCGCGCAAGCCATCCGGCCTCTCCTACGAGCAACAGGTGGAAGGGACGATGTTCGAAAAGCCCAAAACTCCGGGAGCACCGCAGGAGGAGATGTTTAGAGTGGGCAATCCCGATGCCCTCGCTCAACAAATCGTAAATATTGCAACAACGGGCGAGGGAGCTTCTATTGAAGGTATTGCTCGGGCCCGAGAGCTTGCTGAACAGAGCAAAGACATTTTCACGGGGGCTCAACGCGAGGAGATCGCATCATTCTTAAATGATCTCGAATCGAAGCTGAAAAAACCAGGGGCTCCTGTCGTATTAACAGCAGAGGATATTGTCCGAGAGCAGAGCGGTCTGAGCAAGGTAGGAGCGCGGTCAGGCAAATCCATCGAGGAACTCTATCCATCCAAGCCCAAGCCGCAATCCTGGCAGGGCGCCGTCTCAGAATCCTCCAAGCGTCTCAAGGAAAAAGGTCTTTCCCCCGATCGCCCACAGGGCAATCTCCCTTCAGGCTTAGACCCGACAACACTCATAGATCCCAAGAAAGTCAAATACATCATCGACCCGATCATCAAGAAGGCCACGAGCGACGCCCGAAAGATGATTATTGACCAACGCATGAGGCCAGAGCAATTCCCCTTTGAAGTTCGCTCGACGATCAACACGCTTTTATCAGAGCATCCAGATTTCAGAGGATTATCGGCAGAGCAGAAACGGGCCATCTTCAATCACGTCAAGGATGTCACGAAAAACCTTGTCTTCAATCCCGTGGTGGGGGAATTTCAAACACAAGAAGGCAGGAAATTCCGCGAAGAGATGAGGAAAGCCCAGGGTGGAGGATTGACCCCCGCGCCGATTGAAGGTGGTAGGATCATCTCAGAGCCGATGAAGAGGGAAAACATAAACCCCACAGAGATATTCAGCGATGGGATGAAATCATTTACTCGTCGTGAATTGACAAGCACGATGGGGGAGTATGTTAAAAGTCAGGGCTCATCCGGTGAATCTCTTATCCGGTCCATCAATCGAGATTACCGTGAATCGGCGCAATGGGCTGGTAGACTGGAAGTCGATTACCGCGTTGCAACCAAAAAACTCTCTAATCAGGAATTCGACGAGTTTGTAACTCTTGCCGATGAAGGAGGAACCACCAGAAACGCGAATGTAGCCGATGCTCTAAAGGTTTGGGACAAGATCAGGACGGAGATCGCTGACCGCGCAATGAAGGCCGAACTCGAAATTGCCACCTTCGACAGAGCGAAGGGGGATTTCGTCAAAGTTCCGTTTAAGCCGATGGAAAATTATTTTCCCCACGAATTCGACATCACCGAGATCAAGAAAGCCGCCAACCGGGAGAAATACTTGGAGCGGATCGCCGAACGGTACAAGGTTCCAAAGTCCGAGGCTGAATGGATCTTCAATAAATGGGTCCGCTCACGCATTGAAGTAAAGTACGGCCACCTTGAGCACGCCCGAGACTTTGACATCGGAGGATGGAAACGATCGAGAGAT